TATAGATGAACATGAATCCGGTGTTTTGCTCAAAATACGTTGCGCCGGTATTTACACCAGTCGGCTTCGTATCGGTGGAAAGTCCGATGAAGCGGTTGTTTGTTGCGCCTATTGGTTCGTTTGACATTTTACACCCTCTCTTTTTGGGGTTAAAGGCGGGAGTTTTAACCCCCGCCATTTTAAATTATGTGGTCGGTATCGCCAGAACGGTAATACTGCATCCGCCCGTCGCGTTGCCCACCGCCGCGGTGGTAGTTACGATGATTTTCTTCGTTGCCGTGTTTGTGAACGCGAAGGCCAGGACGGTTCCCGCCGCTTCGGTGTCCAGCACGGTTCCCGCCATAGCTTTTTCGATCGTGTCATCTTCGCCGATTTTGACGGTCGGCAGCGTGCCCTCTCCGACATCGTAGGTTTCGTCAACCACGACCAGCACCAGACAAGCGCGGTCTTTCATTGCGTTAGCCGCTACCACCGTAGTAGTGGCAGCGGAAGTTTTTGTAACCGATACAGAACCGCCTAAACCGGCGGTAAGTAATGCCCCAACACCAGCACCACTAGCCAGCATTGCATTGGTTACTTTACCCGCGCCGATCGCAGTAACACCGGAGTTTGTGATAGTCACATCACCCGTGGGAGTTCTGGCTTCACCTGCTCCGCTTGCGTTTCCGACAAGGATCTTCCCGTCTGCGAGGGCAATGTCAGCCGCTGCCAGAATTTCATCGGCAAGGGTAGTCGTTGACCCTGATTCCAAAACCAGAGTTCCACCCGATTCGACGCGGATAGTTCCACCATCAGCAACGACGAGTTCTTCTCCGCCATTCTTGCGGTAAACTTTACTTTGATAAGTAGTATCTGCTGCCATTTTTCAATTCCTCCAATCCGATTCTGTCCGGTGGGTTCCCCTCTCCGGCTCGGATGAAACCGGAGAGAGTACCAATTAAATGGCCGGTGTTATTACGCTACGGGAGCAATCTCAGGATCGCCCTTAATAAGCCCGATAAATAAAGGCGGATCAGTCGTTCCGGTCACGGTGCCTACCAGATGCAAGTACCGTTTTCCTCCGACATATCCGATCTTGGTAAGGCTGTTGTCTTCGGTGTTCACGTTATCAATAGACAGAATTTCACCAGCGGTAATGTTAGTAACACCAAGAATGTCCTTGTCTTCTACGGCGGCATACGTTGTTCCGTCATCGCCATGAGAAAGAACAAACACGATCTTGTGACTTGCCGACATGCTGGCATCTAAGCCGCAGGCAAAAAGCAGGATGGCCGAATTGAACCCCTGAAGGTCAATATCGGTAATGGTCTGCGTTGTGGAAACCGCAATCGGATCAAGCAGAGAAACGGCTTCAATGTTATTGTAAAGGTCTTTCATATCTTTTCTCCTTATTAGAGTTTTTAAATGGGGCTATGTTTCAAGCCCCTGTTAATGGTTAGCTGGCTGCGATTTTCAGAGCCTTCACAGCCTCGAAATTTACGATGCCTCCTCCAACGCGACGAGTGCAATAAAAGAGAACATTGCCCTTACTCGTGTAAGGATCTCTTAAAATGCGGATGCCCATGCGGTCGATAATTAGGTAGGCTCTCTTGAAATTCCCGAAGAACAGCGGATAGGCATTGCCTCCGATGGAGGCCACGTTGTCATCGTAGGCGCACGGTTTGCCCAACAGGGAATCGGGCTTGCCAGCTTCCAGACCGGCTCTCCAAATGTAGTCACCATTTCCGTTCTTCAGGGTGCGGATGACTTCACAAGTGGTGTCGTTCATCAGGAACGATGCACCGTTACGATAACGCGGCTTCAAGGACTGAACCAACGAAATCAGCTTGTCGGCGTTGTTCAATAGGGTTGCATGGCCGCCAGCAATGTAACCGACTTTGCCGAACTCGTAAGAGGCATTGGCAACCATCGTGTAACCGGCAATACCGTGGGGCTTCGCAACACCATCGCCGGTAATGAAGGCCGCGCCCTCTTCCTCGTCAAACTCAACGGACACTTCATCGGCCAACCACTGAGCCAAATCCATCGAACTGTCATCGAGGGAAAGCTGCGTGCATCCCGGTTCAGCGTAAAGTTCTTTGGTGTTCAACACGATCTGCTTCAGGGAAGGCGTGCTGGTCTCGGTTCTGGTTTCTTTTTCAGCAACCCAACCGGAAGTCGTTCCGCCGACGTTGACCAGCTTCGTAAACTCTTTCGTGCTGATTGCGCGAACAGTCGCCAACTGACGCATAACCGAAATCGTACCGGCAACGCGGTCAACGGCTGCGTCGAACTCCGCAGGGGCTACCAAGTAGCCACCATCAGGATCGGACAGGGTTGAAAGACCGGCCTGCACCTGCAATTCTTTGACGGCGGACAGTTCAGCGTCACCGCCTTTTCTGAACCATTTCTCGAAAGCGGCCTTATGTTCGGCTTTCAATTTGTCAAGCGCAGTCGTTCCGCCACCTTCAAACTCTTTACGGGCCACTAAGGTTTCCAGTGCTTCCAACTGACGTTTCAGTGCGGAAATTTCGGTAATATCTTTGTTGATTTTATCGACTTTTTCGGTCAACAGGGCATCAACGCTGCCTTTTTCTTTGAGTTCCTTCTGCAACTTGTCGTTTTCGGCATGAAGCTCGTGAACGGCCTTGCCAATATCTGCAATACTTTTCTTAATCTCTTCCATCTTATTTCCTCCGCTATCGCTTCACAATAGAAGCCAGTTTATTGAGTTCAGATTTCAGTTCGTTGATTTCCGCCTTTTTCGCGGCCTCTGCTGCTTCGTCAACTGCTTTATCGCCCTTCAGTTCTTTGCATCTCGCAATAACCTCTTTGGCTTTGTTATGAGAAAGGCCAAACACATCTCGTATTTCCCTTTCTAAATCGCGTTCTGTAATGGGTTCTTTTTTTGCTGCTGCTTTAAATTCATCCGGTAGATTCGAGAATATGGACAGGTCAAAGGTAGCTTTCGCGCCCTTGCCAGCTTCAATGATCGAATCAATGAAGCCCTTCTCTTTGGCTACTTTGGCTGTCATCCAAGTCTCGGCTTTCAGCATTTCCTTGATTTCACGCTTGCCGATATTGGTATTGTCTGCGTACATATCAATCATCTGCCCGCTGATCTGCTCAAGGATGTCTGCTGTTTCTCTTAGTTCGTATTGATTTCCCCACATGCCCGTCATCGGCTCGTGAATCATCAACATCGTGTTTTTGTATGCTTGCTTCTGTGAACCGGCCATAGCGATATAAGAAGCGGCAGAAGCGGCAAGTGACTCAATACGGGTAATAGGCTTAGACGGGTGCGCTTTAATCGCATTGTAGATCGCATTTGCGCTAAAGACATCGCCGCCTTCGGAATTAATACGAATAGTAATTTTACTTTGTTTCATGGATGCAAGTTCTTTAATAAATTCACGTTCATCATTGAACGGCCATCCAATATAGCTATAGAGTATAATGTCTCCTTCATCATCAGAAACATTTTCGATTTTATACCAATCCGGTTTATCAAGAGGCTTGTTGTAATAAGCCGCTACCGCCTTTGCATTCCTTTCATTCCTATAGTTCAGGTTCATTTTTGCCTCCCTTAGTGCCACCACCTTTCTTGTCTATGCCTGAAGATATTGTATTGGGATTTTCGTAAGCATCTCCACCTTGATACGGGTTCAAATCTTCGAGCGATCTGCATTCGTTTGCGTTTAATATCCTGCTGCTTATTCCAATCTGATATGCAGCGTAACGCTCCGTGATGTTTCCACGCAGCAACGAATTAAGATTAAATTTGGTGTAGTACCTGTCTTGATCCGCTTCGGTAAGACAGTCACGGTCAATGGTTGTCTCGAAGTTGACCGCAATCGGAGCCAGCGTCATGTCAACAAAAGTCCGCTTAAATTCGCTTGCGCTGGCATACGTCTCCGGGTTGTCTCCCGCCTGAACAAGCATCAGCGGCACACCATACATCCCGCAGATTTGAGATTCCGTCATTTTCATTTGTTCTAAAAATTGCTGGTCAACGAGCTTGATGGTGGGAAAGTCAATCTTCATTCCCTCATCCACAAGCATCACGTCCTGAGCATTGTTCAAGCCGGCGTATTTTATTTTCAGTGCTTCGAGTTTGTTGGCATGAGTAACGGGGTTCAGCGCAAGCGGATGAGTCAATATCGCCCCCGGATGCAGACCCTTTCCAAAGTAACTGGACAGGAATTTTTCTCCGGCGAGGCCCAACCCGATACACTCCCTTGCGTATTGAATTGGATTAAGCCCGGTGAACCCATCAAGCGACAATCCGCGAATATGAAAAATCTCATCCTGCGAATATTCTTTAATATCACCAGAGGCATTGGTGATTTTGTAGGTAAGAGACCAATCTTTATTTCGTACTATCCCAGAAACGCTATCGGGGTGGATTGGCAGAAGCTCTCTGACTTCATCCCTTACTCTTACTTTTAGCGCATAAAAATTCCCCCTGAGTGATACATGGACAATCGCCAACCCCCACATTTGCGGTGCGGTCATCCAAGGATTAGGCCGCTTGCTGATTACTTTGTAAAGCGGGTGGTTTTTCGCTTTATTTTTAACGCCGTCAACTTCTTCCATAAGCTGACAAGGCATTTGAGACACACAGTTAAAAAGAACACGGACGCAATTATTGACGGTCATCTGCCGCATCGCCGTGTCTGAATTAACAGCCAAACCACTCGAAGTATAACCGCCGCCGAAACTTTCACGGATCAACCGCTCCATCTCGGTATTGATTGCCTTCGGTCTGAACTGCGAGAATATCCCCACTATTTCTCACCAAAAAGAAAAGCCAACGTGAATATGATTGCACCCGTAACGGTAAAAGAAACCCACGGAAGAAACTGGAAAAGCCCGAACCAGAACAGGCCCAGGCCAATAACGAGAAGACCGTCCCGAAGTGTTATCGCTTTAAATGGCTCAAAGATTTTCTTCACTAACCATCCAAGTTTTTGCAATGAAGTCCCGCCCCTACTTCAAGATTTCCCCGCTAATTCAATCGCGGCCATCGTCTGAGATTGGACTAAAAGTTTTTTAGTCGCCTCACTCTCACTTCCATTAATATGTTAAAATCGTTACTTTTTGCCTCGCATTCTCCAGATGTGTATCCTTAATGTTCCCCTTGAAATTCCAAGTATTTGACACACATCGGCCCTGCTTAACTTTTGGCCCAAAAGCGTTACGATTTTCCGTTCCATTCCAGTCAGGGGGATGTTTGAAATCTGCTGTAAGGGAAGTATCGCATGTCCGGGTAAACCGATTGTTATTTCCCGCTGTGGCACATAATCTTGATTCACATACACCTCCGCTTCTTTGCATAGTTTTTTACACGTCGGTCTGTCTGTGCATTTACGGCAGTCTCGTTTCATCACTTCCCCTTTAAAGCAAAAAGGCGAACCAACCCTGATTTCTCAAAGTCAATTCGCCCCGGTTTTCCCGATAGCGGTATGTAATTACAGCTTTATGTTCTCCGTCTTCTTGACGTTGACAATTAACCCGTCTTCAAACCGTATTTCAAACGTACCCCAGAATCTTTGCGACACTATGTCTTTTAAAATTCCGATTAATTTATTCAGCGCGGCTATTGGCATAATATCCACCCTATCCGCGCAAGGATTAAAAGGGCTAAAAGGGCGATGAGGTAGCTTAAAATGCTGTCTTTCATCATTCTGTGTCCTCAAATCTGTTCAGTCTTCGCTTAAACATCGCCGCCGTCTGCTTCGAGATTTCCTTGCGAGCCTCTTTCGAGAAGACTATTTCATCACCGGCCTCCCTCTTGATGTCCTCGTTCATAGCCATAAGTATGTCCGGTATTTTGTCCGTTCCCGCCCCCGGAAATTTATCAAGTACGTGAGTCAACCTCATTTCCGTCACCCACTCGGCGGCGATGTCCTGCGCCCTTGATAACACGGCCAGTTTTTCTTCGGTATCAGCCAGATACCTTGGTGTTTTTGTCTCAGCAAATGACTCGTTCTTATGTTTGGCGATAACCCGCCCGCCATTGTTCCTGGTAAATTCCTCAAGAGGGCGAACGACAATCCCCTCCCTTTTCCTTTCCTCGATAATCCCGTTCTTTACCGATTGCTGTGATGGCATGTCGCGCCACGCATTAAGGCTTTCTATGGTCGTGGGGATTTTTTCATACGGAACGAAGTCAAGCCCGAATGATGTCACGATGGATTCGGCGGAAGGAACATTCAGCCACTTGTCACCAATCTTGACCTCGAAAGCAACGAACCGCAATTTATCGCCATACGTTTTTCTCATTCCCTGGCATTTCCCGCCATAAGCCTCTCCGTAGATGACGCATTTTTCGTGACCTATATCGGAAAAACACTTTGTCAATTTCTCCTTGTCGAATAAGTCAACGAACATGTCATAACTCTCACCGCCGGAGAAAAAATAGAGGCTTCCATTCCAGCCTACGTGTGCGGAGGTTCCGTGGATTTTCTCCATCGCGTAGCACTCCCTGAAAAGCATAATGTCCCGCGCCTTGTAAAGATTTTCGATATGAAGGTACGCCATAATCTCCTTTCACAAACTCATTCTTTTTAGCATTTCTTCGACAGATAGCCCCTCGTCAACGGATCGCTGGTTCTTTGCCTGTGGGTTTAGTGCCATTAAGGAAACCGCGTTGAATGTCGCCATCAGCGGGTCAATCTTGCCCGTCCCACTGGCCTGTTTGGTTATGGAGATTGCGTTTCCCCTCGGCTCAACCCTCGCGTTTCCGACGCACCAGTTCATTATGGCCCGCCCGCCGTGAATCAATGTCTTTTCCGCAATTTTGCGCTCGGTGGTCTTGATGGCCCCGTTTAACCTCCAGCCCTGCGGGATACCCACAATTCGCTCATGGTCTATCGCTCCAACGCCTTTTTCGTCACCGGACTCCAGTTCGTCAACGATTGCCCCTATCCCCGCCTGGTCAACGCCTATCCGGTCAAGCAATCCTGCGGAGTCGCACTTTCTGACAATATCACCCAACTGTTTTACGTCCTGCCCGATCTCGTCAACGATAATCAGGTCTCCGTCTTTGGCGAAGTCGTGATACTTAGGTGCCTCAGATTTCCGGCGTTCAAGTGCTATTGAGTGACACCATGCGCGTGTCCATAAAAGCCATAATCCAGTAATGGCTTCTCTGCCTATCACGGCCAGCCCCAGGAGGTCGTCAAGACCGCCGCCGTCAATCCCGACGACAACCACATCCGACCGCTCAAGGATCAGGTCAAGGCTAACCTCCCCGGCAGCCGCTTCCCAAAAGTCAGCGCCAGCCCACCGCTGAGACTTGAGGGACATTCCCATCTCTACATTCAGGTGCTTTGCAAGGAATCCCTGCATGGACTCGTGACCGGCAGATTCCGCTTTGCTAAATTCCCGCTCAAGGAACTTCACATCAACAGACGCCCCGAGATTCGGATTGGTCAAGTACCAGTATTGCTTGTCGAGGTATTTCTTATCTTTGAGGAAAGAATCAGGAAACTCGTATAAAACAGGAAGAAAGCTGTTGTCGTTGATCTTCCCGTCCCGGACGCCACGGGCATAGTCAAGTTTCTGCTTGAAGATGCCCGCAGGAGCTTCATCGGATTGAGTGGTCAACCAGGTAACAAATCCTTCGGGGCGCGAGGCAAGCCCGCCACAGGCCTCACGGAGCATGTTCTCTGCGTTGTTGCGCTTACCGAACAACCAAGCCTCATCTATCAGTATTCCTGTTGCACGTTTGCCACCTACCGTCTCTGAATCGGCAGCAACAACCTTCAGGGTCGCCCCCGTTCCCCTGTGGGTTATCTGCCGAAGATGATCTTGAACGTGCAGAAGATCGCTCAATTCCTCATCTGCTTTCACCATGTCGCGGGCGGGATTGAAACTGTTCGAGGCGATCTCTACGGTGGGGCTAAGGATAAGAAACTCGGCAGACTCGCGCCAATTTCTAATCAAGCTGACCATCATCAGGGCTGCTGCGAGGCAGCTTTTCGAGTTCTTCTTTGCCACTGATAGGAAAAACTCCGAGATCAGTCGCCTGCCTGATTCGGCGTCATAGGAACCAAAAACGGAACTCACGAAATCGAATATCCACGGACGGCCTGCTTCTGCCAAAGTCGGCCTTCCAAGGACATCAACGAGGCGTAATGCCTTAAAGACGGCAAGGCCAGCATTAGCCTCTTCAGGAAATAACGGTGGGGGAGTAAGGCTTTCGCCAGCGATGATTCTTCTTTCCCAATCCAAGCACTGTGTTGACCACTCCATTTATTTCACCAGCGATATAGGCGGTTTTGACGGGGCAAAACGCCCCTTCCCAGCAGCTTCGGCCTTCCCCTTCTGCTCGTCTTTCTTCCCGGCCCCAGACTCACCCTTGCGAGGATGACAGTATGGCGCGGCGGCTGTTGCCATCTGCCTCCTCACAGCCGGGTCTTCTTTTGGGTCATTCATCACACGGAGCATATAGGTAAGTGGGTCTAATTTCTCTGTTTCGCAGCTTTCCGAACTGCCGTCATCCAATTCCTTTGCCAGATCCATCGAAAGCTGATCCATTAACTTTTTCTCGGCCAGGGATAATTTATCGCCCTTGCTGACACGAATAAGAAACTCCTGATAAAACTTGGCCTTGGCTTTCGTACCCAGCAATAACATCTGCCGGATTTGCTCGGCCTCCACTTGCGCCGGAGTGCCTTTTCTCGGCTTTGAATCCTTGGCACCCTTGGGGCGTCCGGCTCCAGGGCGATAACCGCCTTTAGGCATCTTTTTTCTCCTTTAAGACTGAAAATTTATGCCCACATTCCGGGCATATAATGATGTTTGGCTTTTCCGGTTCATGGTCTCCAACTTCCTGTTCGTCCGGTTTAATCGCCGTCATCATCAACTCTAACTCGTGGGAGTTGAAGCCCGTGATGTGCATGTCAATCGAACCATCGTCCAATTCAATCAGCAAGTCTTTGAGAATGGGAACATCCCAATCCGTCCATTCATTCGACTTGTTGTCACTAATTGCTCTTGCCAACGCCTGCTTCCGGTCCCCCTCATAAACGATACATGGGAACTCCTTCATCCCAAGCAACACCCCGGCGTCAAAACGGTGATTTCCAGCTAAAATTTCGTATTTTCCGCCAGACTTATAGACATTTAAGGGATTCTGGAAACCATGTTCCTTGATTAGCGTAGTAAGCCGCTCAATACCCCTTGGGTCTTTATCGACGCGTGGATTATTATGTAATTTTATGAGTTTATCGGCTGGGATGTAGATGATTTCGAGTTTGTTTCCCTTTTTAGTAGTCACGTTCCTGTTCCTCCTGTTCAGATTTCGCACGATGGCAGTCAACACAGAGGATTTGCCTGTTGCAATCCGCCTCCTGGCCACCCCTGCTCAAAGGGATTACGTGGTCAATTTCCAAATCCAGACCACACCCGCACTTCCGACATTGAGCGCCATCCCTCACAAGAATACGCTGCCTGATCCTTCCATGCTCCCTGCCCCTTATCCGGTCAACCGCCACTGACGCCCCAACCTTCGCATCAATGACTTGGACACGAGCCTTGATTGATTCTATCTTTTTCCTGCCCATAAAAACTCCAAAACCACTAGATATTGTGTCTTGATGGATATTGTACCACTAGATATTGTATCTTGTCAAGAAAAATCGAACGGGCGTTCTATTCCGCAGCAATTTACCCAATATTTTTCTTTTGAATGTGAAAACTTATGACATTTTGATTGTTGACGACGAAAATCACAAAAATGGAAAAAATTTCCGCGTGGG